AATTTCATTATAGTAGTCATCACTCTCCACTTCAATACCTTGACCTACAAGATCATCATGTAAGCCCATTGCAGCGGATGTCATAACTCTATCAGTGCCGAACCACTCGTTTTTTTGTGCCCAAGCTTGAGCTTTAGCACTTATTTTAGGTGGTTCTTGTACTTGAGTCGGAGCTTCGGCTGTACCCTCGTGTTTAAGTGCAGCTTCAGTTTCCTTTTTTCTTTTCTCCTTTTCGGATAAAGAAATTCTTACTTTTTCTTTTTCAACAGCAAGTCTAGTTAAAGCATCATTTGCTTCCATGACTTTGTCACTGTCCTGGCTATCAAGAGCTTCTTTAAGTTGTCTTTTAACTTTATCTCTTTCAGCATCAATCCTAGCATCATATTGTTTTAAATACTCTTCATCGCTAGTTTCATACTTTTCAGATACGTCTTGATATTTTTTCTGTAAACCTTTTGCATATTCGAGTGCAGCTTTTTCTCTTCTCTCCGCTTCTCTGTATTTAAAAGTTAATTCTTTAATTCTTTTCTGAGCATTATCAGAAATTTTATTTAGATCAGCTTTAGGCTCTTCCTTATTTTCTTCTTGAGTTGCCTCTTGCTGAATAGCATCTGTAGGTTCTTCTTTTTTCTCTTGAGCTTTTTCTTTTTTAAGAGTTGAGATATCAGTGTAACCTAAATCTACTTCTTCTTTTTTTAATTCAGAAGCATGTTTATTTTCATCTTCTTGTACGTCTAAATTAATGTTAGTTTCTTGTACATCGTCTGTATCAAGTTCAACATCGTTATTTTTTTCTGTTTCTGTAGCAGTTTCTACCATTTTTCCTCCTAATAATTATGAATGATATCTTGTGGATCTTTAACAGTTCCAATGATTTCATCGTCATTTAAAATACGAACTTCTCCAAGTTCAGTTTTGAATCTTGAACCTGCGTATCTTCCAAAGATTACCCAGTCGCCTTCTTTACACCAAGCACCTGTTGGAAATTTTTCTTCGTCTTTATAACAAAGTGGTCCACACTTGATTACAAGTGCACAAACAGTTGCAAGTGCAATTCTTTCTTGTGAATCATCTGACATGTAAATTCCACCTTTTGTTTTTGCAGGTGGGATGTATGGACGGACTAAAATTCTCCAGCCGGTTGGCTCTGGAACTTTGTCTAACATGTTTGATATGTCGTTCGGGTCGGTAGGAATATCTGGCTTTTGTTCTTTCAGCTTCGTTGCTATCGCTGACCCATCTGGTTTTACCAAGGTCGTCATCTTCTATATCCTCTTTTTTCAGCAGGTATTGAATCACCTGAAGCAGTTCTTCTAATGAACTGAGTTGACCTCTAGAATATTGGAGTTTTTCTATTGTGTCAACACTTCGTACTATGTGTTCCTTTTTTGATTCGATTAATTTTTTAATCTCACGTCTAATTTCGTTTACGGTATTAATGTCCAACATATGTTAAATATATGGATAGTATATAGACTTAATCTCACCTTTTGCCAATAGCTTTTTAAGATCGCCTTTTGACATCTTTTTGTAAATTTCTATTTTTTCGTTGGTTTCTTTTTTTGATTTATCAAAAAGTAAACTTATCCATTTTATCATTTTTTTCCTCTGAATATTTGAGTACCTTTAATACCATAAATACTCGCAACTACAAGAATCCATAAATTCGTGAACCAGGAAGGAAGCTCAGAAAACATCTTGAAGAAAAGTTTTACCTTGTCCATCGCAGTTGGATCGTCCGATATGACTGCATATGCAAGCACCACCACTGGCAAACTAAGAATTATCAAAACTGCCTCGTCCTTCCAGTCTGATTGTCTCGCTTCTAATAATTGACCTTGATAATCAGCTTCACCTTTTGCCATTTTTTCTGCATGGCGCATTTGTGCATCCGCCATTAACATTTTTGTTTCCTGGCGTTTTTTAAATATATGCGAGCCTGCGGATACGGCTAATTTAATTGCTGAGAACCACATGCTGAAATTATAACAAAATTTTTTTCTTGACTCTAGTTATGGGATTTGATAAGATCACTTTGATGATTAACTTAACAAAGGAGAAACAATCATGCCTAGATATGCATTGCATAAGGATACTCAAAGTCTAAGAGTATCTCCATTAAAAAATCAACGTGTCATGGTTCAAAAGTATGACTATGAGCATGATGATAAAGTCGTGGTTCGATACCTAACGACAATTATGGAATGGGATAAAGAGCAACAAATTTATGTTGCGACTCATCAAACAGATACAGATTATGTAACTTGGGAAGATAATACTTATCATTCCAAGAAAGATAAACAGAAATGTATTTGTGGAGTTGAATACTAATCTTCTAGGAGGTGCGGATATTTTTTCTGCACCTCCATTAAAATATTTTGCATTTTAACAGTTCTTTTCTCTCCCCAAAAAATTAACATCTGCTGGGCACATCGTAAACCTTGTTTACCTTTGCATCTCCATACATGGGTTGGTGAATGGTTTTCTTTTCGTGGTGCTCGGTATCCGATTGTGCCACAACCGAAAAATTCCTGGAAACGACCAATCAAATCGATATCTCGCATCTCCACCTGTAGTGTAAACTGCGGTGTCTTTCGATCTTTGCCAACGGACCAGAGACCAAAGCTACCTTCACCATCAAACAATCCTGCAAGATAAGCTAATCGGTTTTGTTTAAATATATCTGACTTTAGATTTTGGAGCTCTAATTCCTTGAGAGGATGGCCCTCTTTTAGGAGGGGGTCCTTTTGGTTTTCCACCACTAAGCCCTTTTTGATTTTTTCTTTTTGTCGACACCTTTAATTGTTCCTTTATTTTTAGATGCGTAGAAAACTGCTTCAGCTTTCTTTTTTCCATATTGCTTCTTCATTGAAGCCATAATCTTTTTACCTTTTTTTGTTAAAGGCATTACTTCTTTGATTCCTTTTTACAGTTGCATTCATGACTACAAATGCATTGAGTGATACCAAAAATTTTACAAACGATTTCACAAACTTTTTGTTTAATTTTTTTTAACATTATTTTCCTCCTCTAATTTTAGCAGCTGCTGTTGCTCTTTGAATATCTAATTTTTCTTTTGCGACATCCAGTCGATCAGCTTGCGCTTCTTCTTGAGATCTAAGCTTTTCTAAATCAAATGCAAGGTCTGCTTCTTGTCTTTCAAATTCATTTTGCTCTTTCATCATCGCTTCTTGAGACTTACGTTGCATATCCATAGCTCTTAAATCAATTTCTTGTTGCTTTAATCTGACCAATGGGTCTTGGTTTGCATTATTGGACATTGCTTCCATCTGTTGTAACTGTGATGTAATTTCTACGATTCGTTTTGCAATCATTCGATCCATTTCAGATTGCATCGCTTCTGGATTAGCTTGTGCCATTGCCATTAAATTTGGATCTTGTTGAATCATAGCCGTCACTTCGTTTGTTGCTTTCAATGATATGTGTTCTGATACATGTGATTGCATCAATGCATACACTTGCGGGTTAATTTGAACCATTCTTGATTGCATAAAAATGGCATGCGCTTGGATATGTGCGTCATGATCTTGATTTGGGAACGCTTGTAGCACTTGCATCTTCAAAGCTTCTGCATTTTCTCTTGCAGGATCCATAGGTGCCGCTTGTTTTGGCGGTGTAAGGATCATATCAATATTTTTTGTGCCTAAACTCTCGTAAACTCTTCTGTAAGCTTCATAAACGTTGTGAAGTTGTGGTGCAGACTGAGCAATTTGTAATTGAGTTTGTGCTAAAGTCACTCTTTGTGACATAGAATGAATATTTGGGTCTGCATTTGGTAAAACATCTACTCTTTCATCAAAATCTGCAACTTTAATTGTTCTTTCTGCTCCATAAACGTCATAAGGATACTCTGCTGGAAGGTATTCTGCGCAAATTCTTGATAAAATTTTAAATTCTTGCTTCATCGCATAGTAACAACGCTTGTGAATCGCACTCATCACACGTGAACCACGTTCTAATAGTGCAATGGTTGTTCCAACTGCAGCTTGTTGGTTGCCATCACCGACTTGTAAGTCTGCAATCGCAGCAAATCTTTGTCCTGTTTGAACACAAAATTGTAAAAGTTGGTATAAAGTTGTGCTTGGTTCCTTAAATGGAAGTAATTGAAACTGATCTTTGATGTTTCCACCAGGTGCATCCACATCTCTGAACTCTCCTGGTTGAATAGGTTGGTCATCATCTCTTACTCTCATGCCTCGAGACTTAAATCCAGCAGGTAAATTGGACAACGTACCCGCATCCAGTAACTGTCTTAATGCTTCAGTAGCCGTTCTAGTTAATCCACCGATCATGTGAAGTAATCCAAAGCCATAAAAACCTAATCCCGGTAAGAATTTGTAATGCACAAAGTATTCAATACGCTTGTACATCGGATCATCGGCTCTGTAATTTCTGTAAATAGATAAAACTTGATTGGTATTTTCAATTAAAGTGACAACATATGGAACTTTTACGTTTTTAACTTTTTTATCTCCATCTTTTGTATACTCTTCGAGATCTAAGTCGACATGCATCTCAACTACATTATACAACATGTCATTGTACGTTGGTTTAATTCCTTCTAAATCATTAATTTTTTTCTGTGCATCGGTTGTGTTTTGTTGTGGTGTTAATAATTCAATATCTGAGTACACACCCATCTCTTGTCTTTTTAAAATTTCGTTTTATGTCATTTGCATGACTTGAGAAATTCTTTCACACTCTGATAAATTGGTTGTGTAATAGGGAACCACTAAATCTCTTGGATGAATATATTTAGATACAGGTCGTTCTAACACTTCATCGTAATAAACCTTCTTAAATGTAGAACCAGTAAGTGGTAAGTAATATAACATCTGATCAACATCCGTTGTATATTCTTCCATTTGATCCATGAGTAAATAGTTCATGAAATCTTTAACACGTGCAGACTGTTGTTCTTTTTCTGGTGTCGGTGTTCCTACAATCTGAGCTCGTACAGGACCATCAGGTGGAAGTAGTTCTTTGTAAGCTTGCGCTTGAAATTGAACACATGCTTCATTTAACATTGGATGCGTGACACCACTTGCACCTTTAAATGGTCTGTTGAGTGGATTGTATTTTATGCCGAGTAAATCTAAACCTTTTGTAATGGTATCTTCCCATTCTTTTCTGGAAGCAATATCTTGTTTGTAATCTGCGATTAAATCATTGGCGAGTCGTCCGAGTTCAGAATCCGTTAACCGATCTGCAATGTTTTCTGCAAAGTTAAATGCTTCTGGTTCCTGGTCCGTGGTCTCTGAGCCTTCTTCAATGATGTCTATTTCAGTCTCCACGGCTGACGGATCAGTGACCGCATCCTGCTGTAGGGTCTCTTCTTCAGAGATTATTTCATCATTGTTATTTTTCTCAACTGCCATGGATCACAGACCCTTATCCTTTTTTTGGTTTCGGGGCAACAGGAATTGTCATTCGATAACCTTTGTTTTTTCCTTTGTAAACAACTGTTCCTTTTTTATCGCCTAAAATATCTTTTAGCTTAGTACCTTTGTTATATTTCTTTATTGAACCACCCATTTTCTTTTTTGGTATTGGATTTTTTAATCCGTACTTTTTTACAGTTTTTTCAAAGACATCGTCTAAGAAACCAGGGTCTTGTCTCTTGTTAACTCCTGACATGGGTTTTACTTTTAAAAGTTCAAATGTATATTTTTTTGTGTCAGACATGATTATCTTTCCTGTTCTCTTCTTGCACGTGCTTCTGCCATAGCTCTTTTTTTGTTTGAGCTCATTCCATAACCACTTTTAGCTTTAATAATTTTACCAGGTTTCATAGACTCATCTTGAAGACCCATGCCTGAAGTTCTCGCAGCACCGTAACCAGCCACACCGCCCATTCTCATTCCTTTTTTTGAGCCTTGTAGAAGTTTAAAATCTTCAGCATCAATTCTGCCATTGTTGTTTTTATCTAATTTTTTTTGTTTACCTTTTAACATTAAAATACTCCTTTAAATTTAGTTCCAGTTACTGCTGCTCCACCACCTCTAGAAAAACCTGTGATCGTTTGATCTTCTTGCTCGTATGCTTCTTCAGGTAATCCTGTTGTTCTGTCTTTTGCAAAAGCTTCGATCAGCTTTTCATTCTCAATCTCTTCTAAAGTTCTTTTAGCAGTCTTGTTCATACTCTTAGGCATAGTATCTGTACTCCTTTTCAATTTTAGGCTCTTCTGGTTCATCCATATATGTCCCAATCAATCCACCTTGTCGGTATCTTAACATAGCTTGAGTGGTACTGTCGACATAGTCATCGTGTTGACCATGTGGAAATGCTGCACACTCTTCAATCACTTCATGAGCCCAATGTTCTTCTGGATGCCAAACCATTCCACTTTCAAATATTGGAGCCACTGAGTTTGCTCTTGTAAACTTGTCTCTTCCTTTAGCCGGTACATAGTCCAACACCGGTATTCCCATTCTACGCAATTCTTGAATTAAAGGTTGTCCTGATGCTTTGGCTTCAATCACAATACTTTCTGGTTCCCAATATTTATATAAATCATACGCTACGTTTTTAAGATCTGGAAAATCATATCTTCCTTTTTGCGCATCGAGTAAAATCAAATTAGGTTCATATCCTTCAACAGGAAAAAATACGCCCCATACAGTTATAGCAGAATAGTCTGCTGTTTCTTTTTTTGAATAGGCTGTATCCATGCTCATGATGACATGTTGCAACTGTGGGATATGCTCATGCTTCCAAACTTTCCACCATTCACGTTTTAAGATAGCACCTTCTTCTGCAACAGGATCTTGCATATACTGTGCGTTCCAGTTGTGAACTGAAATAGAAGCTTTAACTTTTTCTAATTCATCTAATGCCCAATACTCAGGCCAAACTGGTTCTCCTGTTTCTAAGATTGCAGGAAACTCAATTACTTTCCATTGATCGGACTTTGGTTCTTTTTGAGCCTTGATGAGCCTTCCTGTTAAATCATCTTGTGCCCATCTTGTCATGACTACAACAATTGTTCCTCCCGGTTGAAGACGTTGTCGTGGACCAGAGCTGTACCAATCAAATGCTCTTTCCATTGCTGTGTCACTCATTGAATCTTGTTCAGTGTGTGGGTCATCGATAATAAGTAAGTCCGCCCCTCGTCCTGTGATAGAACCGCCTACGCCCGCTGCAAAATATTCCCCACCATGATTGGTCTCCCATCGGCCTTTAGCCTTACTATCTTCTCTTAGTTTAACATCTCCAAAAATAGATTTATACTCTGGGGTATCCATAAGGTTCCTTACCTTCGAACCAAAACGACTTGCTAATTCTGCATAGTGGGACACCTGCATTATTTTCATTTTTGGGAACCTTCCTATCATCCACGCAGGAAATAGATAAGATGCAAATTCAGATTTCGTATGCCTAGGAGGCATGTTCACAATGAGCCTTCGTAATTCTTTATTTGAAATTTTTGTAAATTCATTTGCAATGATTTGATGGTGTCCCCAGTTTTCTTTTACGTTTGTTTTACGATAAATAAAATCTGGCCAAACTTCTTGCACAAAAGTTAAAAAGTCATCCTGACATAATTTTACATATTCGAGCTGCTTCTTTAAAACAATATCTCGTAATTCATCATCAGTTAATAACGTTAAATTTTTTTTCATAATTTTTTTCTAAAATGAACCTTACTAAATTTTATACCATTTAACACTTGTGTGCGTCTATGCAACTTACACCCTAGCACCCGAAACCTAGGAACCTAGTTTTTTTCCCGTGGAAGTTGAATTTAAAAACTGTTGCATTTTTACAACATCAATGAGCCTTGGGCCAGGTACCATGGTGCAGTGCTACAAAACTTCTGATAACGTTTTAGTTATCGGAAGTAATTAATCTAGCAATTCTACAAATTTATTTTGCAGTGCAACTGGATCGTTGGCCGTGATTACTACATCAGGAACCAGCGACCGTGGATCATCAACCCAGGATTGTATCCTGTAGAGTTTGAGAGACCTCTGCAAGAGGTCTCTATTGCAGATCAACATGACACCTCCATGTCTCTCAGAGTTATTAAGCCATGATACTTGCCACTTAGAAAGCTTCGGATAACTGTGTTTATCAGCTTTCAGTTCACACCAAAAACTAATGCCGTTGTAGATACCAAACAGGTCAGGAATGCCGTTGATTGTTTTACTTTCTATTCTTGTGAAATGTATGTTTCTCAATGACTTTTTGAGGTAGTGCCATAACTTTGTTTCGTTCTTTTGCTCTGCCATTTCTTTTAGATAAACCCTTTTTGATTGCGGTCAGAACTTTGGGGTTGTCTCTCAGTATCTGACACAGTTGGTTTGTAATAACATTAACTACATGTTCTTCTTGGTTGTCATCTTCAAGTGGTGCGCCATCATCTTTTAATCCTCCATACCAAACACATGCATGAATAATTTCATGCAATAAAGTGTTTGAAAGTTCTTGTGGTCCTACATCAGATGCAATTGTTATTTTGTTACCGGTAGAACTAAACTCACCATAACTTTCTTTTAAAAAACCAGGCGCATCAGTTACAATAACATCTAAGTCAGTGTAACTTACTTTAATCTTTTTTGGTAATGACTTTGACAGATCCGACATTTGTACTTACTGAGCCACCATGCACTCGATGAAATTCTTGCCAGAAATTATCTTCAATCAATAATTTTTGCTTCAATCGTTTTGGCGCTTGCTCCGTCAATTTTTTTCGAGAGCTCTTCCAATTTCTTTTCGAGTTCGGCACGACTCATTCCCTCCAGTCCACTTACTTTTACTTCACGCTTATCTACAAACAAGCCAGCTAACTGGCCTGATCTATATTCTGCATTAATCGCAGATGCCCATTGTTTATCACCTGCAGCTTCATTCGCATAATATTCGAATCTTTTATACCGTCTGAGTTTATCTCTTTCGTATAACGCAACCTCTTCTGCTTTTCTTTTTTCCAGGTAAGCAACAACATGCGGAGAAATTTTTCGATTGGTTAACCGGGATGCCATTGCGCTGGCAGTTTTTGTACTTAACTCTTTACCCTCTTCACCATAAACTCTTTTTACAATATCTGTTTTATATTCCTTGCCCCAGTTCTTTATGAGCTCATCAACAAACAACTGTTGCTTTGGTGTGATATCATCAATAGTCAGTAAATGTTTTGGTTTTTTTGGCATTAGCTTCTTTTAGTTTTTTTTCTTCTATCCTTCATAACTTTGCCACAGCCAATTGCAATAGAACCACCTTTATTTTTTTCATCAACAAATTTAGATAAGTCTTTTTGCTTACCACCTGATCCAAATTTCTTTTCTATTTTAATTTCATAATATGGTTTAGTATTGCTTTTATATTTTACTGAGCCACTAGGATAACTTACATCAGCTTTTGTAAAATCTTTTGTAACAGAACCACTAATAGAAGTTTTGTCACTTAAATTATATTTACCTTTAATTCCATAATATCCAGCTGTGGTATCAACTTTGACATATTTATTCGGTTTGGAACTACCGGTTTTAATTCCACCAATTGGTTTTATTGAAAGCTTTTGTTTATCCATATCAATCTCCTGAAAATTCTATTATATAGATTATACAGAAAATCAAAGCCTACTACTACACCAGCGTAGAATCGGATCGGCAAGACTGTGTTTATTACGTACACTACGTACACTTGTTGTACACTACTACGTACACTACTTTTTGGTC